CAAGGGAGAATCGTATACATACGACCATTCAGTCTGAACTCAATATCTCCATTGGCTTCGATCAGCTCTTTAAGGTACTGTAGCATGATAATTCACCCCTTCCTGAATGACGTCCTGATTATATTTTAAGTCATAATCGGTCAAAGGGCAAGCACTTCCGTGCGGATTTTTTTGAGAATGCGAATAGGTATGCTTGTGCGCACCGGTTGGATGCCGTTTTGGGTTTCCATGGTCATCGGTATCATAATCGAGCAAAGATCTTCCATCCGGGCCGTAAACGCGGCGCTGCTTTACGGAGCCGTCATCATAGAGCAGCTCGGTAATGCTGTTGGGCTTTCCGTCCAAGTCCAGATGCGTGCCGCTTGCCAATTGACGCGTTGCGTTTTTTACCATTTCCTGATAGTCCGTGTAGGAATAATACGCGACTTTGGAAGTGTCGGAAGAAAGCCGTAGTGCGCGCGCGGACGCTTCACTCTGCCTGGCGCTGTTCACGTCAAGTGTTTTCAGATCCGTGCGGCGCTGCGTTTCCTGCGCCTGCTTTTTTACTTTAGCATTTTGCTTGTCACCGCGCTCGGAGGGGATATACTCCAGCGTGCAGGTGCAATTCGCGTGCCGCTGGAATATGTCCTTCGGCACGCCCGGATATTCGTAGGTGCCCTCGCGCTCGAGGCACCACGCGCAGGCGTTCGCCGAGGCCACGCGCACGATCTTCGCGCTGCGGCCCACCGAGGCGAGAAAGTTGCCGCTGGCTTCCAGCGCTTCATCCGCGGCGGATGCCGTGAAGCTGACGCTCTCGCGCTCGAGCGCGTCCAGCGCGCTGTCGGCGTCCGGCTGCATGGAAACGCTGGTCACAATGCCGTCGATCCGGTCCGAGACGCGCTGGGGGTCGGCGGTCTGGGCGTTCAGGCCGATACCAACGGCCTGATTCTGGGTGCGAATGGCCTGCTCGGCGGCATTGCCCGCCAGAGAGGCGCTCTGCGCCAAAAGCGGGCGCACCAGAGCGCTTGCGGCGTCGGGGTCGAGTAAACATGCCTTGTCCTCTTCGGAGGCCAGAACGGCCTTAAATGCCCGCCCCAGCAGCGCGCCAAGGCGCAGGCTGTATTGGGTCGCGTCGGAAAAGGTCGATTTGCCCGCGTTGATCTTGTCAAGCAGGGCCGCGGCCTTTTTGTCGCTTTGCTGCTGGCGGGCAAATTCGGCTTTCAGGGCGGCCAGCCGCTCCTCCTGCTCCATTATGCGTCACCCGCGGCCGGGATGCCGGTGAGGGCTTCGAGATTGTCCTTGCCAAAGTAGCCCTCCACGGCCTGATTCAGCTTGATCGCGCCGTCGCCGATGCTGGAGAGCATCGCGGCATCCGGCTCGATGATCGGTGCCCAGCGCACGTTCGTGCGGTACAACTGGCGGCGCAGGTAGGGGTAATCGTCGCGCAGGCAGGCGGCCAGATACCCCGCGTTGAGAAAGCCGGTGCCAAAGGTGCGCTGCGCCTTGCGGGCCGTGTTGCGCAGTGCCTCGTGCCCGGCCTTGATCGCCTCGGCACTGGACGGGTTCTCGCTCACAAAGCCCAGATCATCCATCGTCAGGCCGCTTGCGCCGCCGAAGATCGCGGCGTGCATGCGGAACTGCGAGAGGTTCGGCTCCATGCTCATCTGCGAGAACTGCCCCAGCGCCGGAACGCCGCCGTCTTCATCCTTTGTGAATTGCAGGAAAGAGGAAATGCTGGCCTTGTCTTTTTCCAGCGGCTCGGCATCCTCGGACATGCCCAGAATGTACTTCTGCGGCACGCTGTAGTAGTCCGCGCCCACCTCGGCGCGGGTCAGGGTTCCGGCGGCCTTGTCCTGGCTGTCCATACACGCGCGGCTGATCACGCTGTGCCCAAAGGGGCGCGCGGCGTCCGGCCTGTGGATGATGGGCACCAACAGCGGCCACGGGGCGGCGTTCTCGTTCGTGTAAGGCGTGCCACCCGCCGGGTAAAAGGTGGTGCTGCCGGGCAGAAAATACGCCTCCAGCAGCGGGCGGTCGTTGTCCGGGTCGCGCGAAAGCACCGCGTAGCCCTCTTTCAGCATGCTGGTCACGGGGTCGATGATGCCGGTGGCGTTGCCGCCGTCGATCACCTGCATTTTCGGGAAGCCGGTCTCGTCGCTGCTCAGGTACAAAAACGAGCAGCTGCTGATCAGCGCCGACAGAATGGCCGAATCGAACAGCACGTCGGGGTTGTTCTGGTTGTAGATGCCGGCCAGGTCGAAATTGTCGTTGTCGAAGCCGGTCACCACCAGCCGGTCGGCGAGGAAATCCACGGCCTTCGCGCACCAGCCCAGCGTGGCCGCGTAGGCGGCTTTCTGGCTTTCGGTCAGCAGCCGGGAAGGCGAGCGAGGCGCGACTTTCTGCTCGTAATAGCGGTAGCGCAGCTGCACGCGCACCCGTTTGGTGGCCAGCTTGCGGCGCAGGTAATCCATGCCCTTGGTATCGTCCATTTGCTTCTTTCGCTCCTTTTGCCCCGCCGGGGGCCTTGGCGCGCTTTGAGCGCGAGATATGTGTGCAGTGACGGTGTGGTAGTCCAGAAGGGGGGAGGGGAGGGGGGAGACGCCCCCTCTTCATCCGGCATAATTTTTCCAGTCAAACGAAAGCGGCAGCACACGATTCGATACCGTGTCTGCCGCTGTTTTTATATTTTTACGTCGATCTTCGTTGTCCAGTTTGTCCGATTTCTGCCGGTTGCACCACCGGTGCGCGAGCTGCAAATTTGAGATGTCCGAGGGGTGGCCGCCGCGCGCGATCGGGATGATGTGGTCGATCGTGGGGGCCATCGGGTCGCGCGGGTCCTTGATGCTTTTGTCCACAGGCTGCCCGCAGATGCCGCACACCGACTGCGAGGCAAGAATGCGCTTGCGGTTGCGCTCGTACACCACGCGGTGATCGCCCTGATGATCTGGGCGACGATTTGGTTTTGCCATGGTGGATCACCTCCGAATGAATGGCAGGGGGAGGGGGTATTTTCCCGAGGGGGTAGATGCTTACAGGGGAGGGGGAGTGCTTCTAAATAAGCGTCCCCTGAAAGGGGAAGAGGGCCGCGCCGTCAGGCGTGGCGAAGGGGTTGACGTTGCGGGGTATCACTCTTCCGGGAAGCGACGTTACAGCACGCAGCCCCAGTTGCAGGGGCTTGCTGGGCGAAGGTGGCTCCCGCTTGCGCTTGCACGTGCCGTTCAGGGAGAAAAACAAGGAAACTCGTACCCAATCAGAGAATCGTGGTGCCGCCGTCGGGACTTGAACCCGATGCACCGCAGCAGCCATGCCGGCGGCATAAAAGGCATAAAAAAACCGCCGACGAGGTTTCCCCCGCCTGCGGCTTTCCATGATACTATTTTATGCCTTTTTAAACTCTTTTTCAACAGGTCACATTATAACATGTCCGCGCAAGCGGGCAAGAACAAATCAGGCGAAGCCGCACCGCTGGTTCAAATAATTGGCCTTGCCAATTATTATATCATATCCGCAGGTGCTCCACGGCGTCGTGATGGATGTGCAGCGTCCAGCTCAAGCTGCGCTCGAGGTCTGCCGCAATGCGCTCCCAGCTCTGCCCACGAATGTACCGGCGGTACAAAATCACGCGTTCCATGGGCCGACCGACTGTCTGGATCGCGGCCTTGATCTCCGTGCACAGGGCCTGATCGGCGGCGACCTGATCGGCCATGTGAATCTGCGCCTCCACAATCCGCTCCACCGCGCGCGGCATGGCCTGCCCGTCGCCCGGGCCGCGCGGCATCCCGGACAGCGCGGGCGTTACCCGCTCGGCCTCGGCGCGCAGCTGCTCGATTTCAAGCAGCATTGCTTTCTCCTGCTTTAAGCTGATTTGATACCGCCGCAGAAACGCCAGCTTCTCGTTGTAGTCCATGTGCTATCACTCCCCGTGGTTCTTCTTTTGGTCTCTCTCCCGTATCGCATCCATGCCCTGGCGGTGCTGGCTGCCAAAGCCCGCGCGGGCCCACGCCATGAACTTCGGGCAGCCGGGGTCGCGCGCGCCGGCCGTGCCGTTGCGGGAGCAGCCGGATTTCGCGTTTTCCCGCGGGCAGCTGTGGCACGGGCAGCCGGGGCAGGTGAGGGTTTTTTTGGTTGGGTTCATGCTTTCACCTCCCATGCAATGCTCGCGTCGCCCGTCACCTTGCGCACGATGCGGCAGGCGATGGGCAGCAACTCCTCCGCGCTGGCGCCCTTGGAGATCATCAGCGTGAACATCCGCCGGTCGTTCAGCGTTTCGTCCAGCCGGTCGCAGAAGGTGGCGCGCAGGCGCTTGGTGTCCTCCAGCATGTCAGCGTACAGGCGGTACTGCTGGTAGATCGCTTTCTTCTCCGCGCTGGCGTTTTCCCGCGTAATGCGCCCGGCGGCGTAGTCGGCGTATAACCTGCGCAGCGATAAGTACAGCAGCTGCGCCGGTGCGGGCAGAAAGTCCGGCATGGCCTGCCCCTGCGCGGCGCGGCGCTCGAGATTTTTTAATTCAGGTTCAGATACCATAGCAGCTTGTCCCTCGCTTCCTCCCAGCCATAGCACACACAGGCGAAATAGCCCTGATCCTCCAGATCGCGCAGCCATTGCATCTGTTCCGGCCGCACGCGGCCCTTTGGGGTTTTCATCTCGATGAACAGGCCGCCAAACCGCCCGCGCCGGCAGGGGAAGAACAGATCCGGCACGCCTTTCTTCACACCCTGCGTGCGGTCATACGCCACGGCCGCCGCGCCCTCTTTGGTCTCGTTTTTGATGTGGAACAGCAGCGCCAGCTCGGGGTATTTCTTCAGCACGCTCGGCTGCGCCGCCCACAGGAACAGCGCGCGCTGGTGGCCGCTCTCCTTGCTGAAATCGATCTTGTACTCCTTAACCATATCACGCCAACCTCGTAATGATCGCGCCGCACTGCGCTTTGGTCAGTTCGCCGTGCGGGAAGTCGCACCCCGCCTGCGCGCACAGCTGCCGCGCGTAGTGTAGCTGTTTGTCGCTGGCGGGGGTCTGCTCCCAGCGCTTCACCGCCGCCTCGTCCCAGAGATATCGCTCGCCCATGCAATTGGTCACAAGGAACGTATACGCCAAGTCCAGCGCCTGCTGCAACGGCATCACGCTGCCGTCTTTGCAGCGGATGCGCCCCAGCTCGTCCGGCGCCGGGATGGTTACGGCCTTGCGGCCCTTCAGCGCGCAGCGCAGGCTGCCGTCCGGCAGCTGCATGTAATGCACGCCGCGCGTGTTCACCTTGTGCGCCTTGGCGAACAGATCCACGCTGTGCACCTCTTTGATCCACGCCTCGGGCGTGTCGGCCAGTGTGTGCACTTTGTCGGCCACCTCGAACAGCATGCCCTCCAGCTCCTGCTGTTTGCGGGCAGGCACCTGTGCCGTGTCCAGCCCCAGCAGGCTTGCCGCCGTACACAGGTCGGCCGTCTCGCTCACGCCCACGCAGTCGATCAGGGTCAGCCGCTCTTTGCCGGGGTAGGGCCGCAGCCCGCGCCCCACCATCTGGGTGTACAGCGCGTCGCTCTTGGTGGGCCGCGCGAGGATCACCGTCTCCACGCGGGGAATGTCGGTGCCCTCGGTGAACACCATGCAGTTCACAAGGCAGGGGATCTCGCCCTCCGTGAACCGCTGGATGATCGCCGCGCGGTTCGGGGTCTTGCCGGTCACGACCACCGCGCCGGGGATGGCCGCCGCGATCTGCTCGCATTGCTTGATGTTCACCGCGAAGATCAAGGTCGCGCCATGATGCAGCCGCTCGTAAGCATCCGCTATGGCGTGCGCGGTGCCCTCCATCGCGGCGGCCAGCTGCTTCTCGTCGTAGTCGCCGCGTTTCGTTCCCACGCCGGAGAGGTCGAAGCCGATCACGGCGCGCTTGCAGTCGATATCCGACAGATAGCCGTTGCGGATGCCCCATTCGAGATCCCGGTCGAACAGGATATCCTCGAAAATATCATCCAGCCTCGCATGGTCGCCGCGCGTGGGCGTGGCCGTAAAGCCCAGCAGCAGCCGCGGCGTGAAATGCTCCAGCACCTTGCGGTAGTTCTTCGCGGCGGCGTGGTGCGCCTCGTCCATCACCACCACGTCGAACGTTCCGGGCGGGTACTTTTCCATGCGGCGGCCCATGCTCTGGATGCTGGCCGAAACTACCTCATATTCCGGCCCGGCGTGCTCCGCGCCCTGCTCCACCCCGGCCACGCCCGGGGCGAACCATTGCAGCGGCTGGTGCACCAGCTCCTCGCGATGGCTCAAAATCAGCAGCTTGCCCTGCCGGGGCACGTGGGTGAAGATCGCCGTTTTGCCCAGCCCGGTCGCAAGGCGGCACAGGTAGTGCCCGGGCGGCTGCGCGGCAATGGCCGCCAGGCATTCCGCCTGATAGGGGCGGGGGATGAATTCTTTCAAAATGCGTTCACTCCTTTCGTTTTTGCTTCACGGCCCGACTGTGCCCTACCTGCGGCCCAACTGAAAACGGTGCAGGTCGGGCACTAAATAAGCCGCATGGTTGCTTGCTTTTCACAGCTAGTGCCCGACATGCCCGACAAAAAATTGAGTTTTTTATAAAGCAGGGGGGAGGGGGTGTATTTTTGCTTTTTTTGGAGATACACACCCCCCCCTCTATAAGATGCGTTTTATGGTCGGGCATGTCGGGCATGTCGGGCACTTCTCAGGGGATCAGGTCGAGTTCGTCCTCGCTTTGCGCCGCATAATCGAATTTATCTCGATAGAGGCACACGCAGCGGGGGCGGGTCGAGCCGATCATCTTCTTGCAGGTTAGATTTCTTCCCTCGCGGGCGATCAGCTCCGCACCCGCGAGATAGCTCAGTACGCTATCTGGGTTAAACCCGTTCTCCCGCAGCGCGTTCGCGAACACGGTCTTGATGATCGCGATATACGCGTCGTCGATCACGCCGAAGCAGACGTCCTTCGGGTCGTAGCCGGGCCGCATGAAACGCTGCTCGTTCTGCGCCACCCAGTCCAGCAGGAAGTCGTAGCCGCGCTTGCCGGTGCTCACTTCCTCGCTTGTGGCCAGATACGGCGCGAGGTCGGCCGCAGTCAGGGCGTTGCCGTCGTGGAAGATCCAGTCGGTGGCCAGCTTGTCCGCCGCCACGATCAGCCCCGCGCTGATCGCCTGCTTGTCGGTGGTGTCCATGTCTGCGAAGGCTTTGATCGCTTCCTCGTGCAGCGCGCGGGCCTTGTCCAGCGCGCCGGGCTGCGAGAGCTGCTCCACGAAGTAGCGCCCGGCCCAGCCGTAGTGTTCGTTGAAGGCTGCCACGGTCGCGTGGCCGTCCTGCACCACCTTGTGCGCGCTGGAACACTCGATGTGTACCACGCGGTTCACCGCGCCCGCGCCGCTGCTCGAATCGGTCAGCTTGCCCTCGCCGGTGGTCAAAATCGCATTGCCCCAGGTGGGCGTTACATCGATGCCGCCGGTGCGTGTGCCGCGCATGCGGCCCGCGCCCTGCGCCAGCCGGTAGACGTTGAACACCGTGCGCCCGCGCACTTTCTCCGCGATCTGGCTCTCATCGATGCACAGCGGCAGGCTGTTCAGGAACGCCGCCATGCGCTCGTAGCCCACGTCGGTGCCGTCGAAGGTCTTCACGTACTTGCCCATGGCGGGGTTTGCCCACACGCTGGCGGCGGCCATCAGGGCCACGGTCTTGCCGGTGCCGCTGTCCACGCCCCACAGGTGCACGAAGAACGGCAGGGCCTCCAGCGGCTGCACCAGCACGCTGGCGAAGCTGGCGGCCAGCATCACCCGCGCGCCAATGCTCTCTTTGCGGAAGGCGATGGCTGCCCGCGTCCACGCGGCAAAGCTGCCGTGCGAGGTCAGCGACTGATACACGCTCTTGTACTCGGGGTCGCCGTCGTACACAAGGTTTTCCACATAGGGCGAGAAAACAGTGGAATCCGCCACCCAGCCCAGCCGGTGCACGCTGCGGTGCTCCGGCAGGGCCTGATAGTTCATGCCGTAGATGTCCGTTAAGTAGTCGGAGAGGTTTTGCGCCATCGCGCGGTTCACGTTCAGGCCCACGTCCGCCAGCTTGACCAGCTGGTTCGGGTCGGCGTACTGCCCGCAGCGGATGATGATCCGCTTCCAGCGGTAGTTCTTCTTGAATGCGATCTCCACCTTCTCGGTGCCGTCGTCGATGTCCTCGAACCGCGCCACAATGTAGATCGGGAAGCCGCAGGCCACCTGTTCGTTGATGCCCAGCCCCCGCCGCACGCCGAAGTCGTCCACCGTCCAATTGCCGGTGTGCAGCTCCACGGGCTGGTCGGCCACGTCGCTGGTCGCGTCCGAGGCCAGCGGCAGCTGCATGGTCTGGCGGTAGGTCTGCCAGATCTGCCCGAAGCCCTTCACGCCCTGCTCGGCGGCGTGCGCGGCCATGCGTTTCGCGGCCTGCTGCTGCTCAAACGGGTTTTTGATCGCGTACAGCGCTTCATACGGCTTCGCGGTGTTCAGGTAGTCGTTTTTGGTGAACTGGTATTCCTGCTGTTCTCCACGTTCGTCATCCACGCCCTCTCCCTCCTCTCGTTTTGATTTTCTTCATACTCAAACTCCCATTTGTTCAATAGGCCCATCAACTGCCCGCAACGGGCGGCCCACGGGTGCGCGGCGGCGCCATCCTGCGCCAGATCCGCTTCGTTCGGCCTGCGTGCCAGCACGCGGCGCAGCTCCCGGCGGGCCAGTGTGGCAGCCCAGGCGGCGGCTTCGCGCTCCTGTTCGGCGCGCTGTTCGGCTGCAATGCGGGCCTCGGCTTCGCGCACAAGCTCCTCGCTCGCGCAGCCTCCGCCGAGGCCTAGCCCAAACTCCTGATCGATCAGCAGCACGGCCTGCCGGAAATCCAGCCCGAAGTAGTGCATCGCGAAGGCGATCACGTCGCCGCCCTTGCCGCAGCCGAAACAATACCAACCTTTATTGTCGTCGTAGATCTTGAGGCTTGCGTCCCGGTCTCCATGCACCGGGCACCGGCAAAAGCCGTCGTGCGTCAGCTTGATGCCGTGCGCTGCGGCCAGTTGCCGGGTGGTCACGGTGGTGTGGATGACGCGGGGCGCGCTGCGCTTGAATGCAGCGGCCCTGCGCTGCCCCAGACAAGATTGCATTAGAACGGCAGGTCATCCGCGTCCGTGATGATGTAGGGCGAGTCGCCGCCGTAGGCCGGCGCGTCCACGATCGGCGTTGCGGCCTGTGCGTAAGCCGGGGCGGCGTTGGCGGCCAGCTTCTTCAGCTGCGGCACCTCGAACTTGCCCTCGTGGATGATCTTGGTGCTGCGGCACTGGTCCACATACAGGCGGGTCTTCACCTCGCCGCGCTGGTTCTGATATTCTTCCAGGCCGAACACCATGCCGATGTACTTGCGCGCCAGCGTGGCCTCGTCGTTGTTAAAGTGATATCCGTTGTTGGACGCCTCCACGGCGGTCACGAAGCCCTTGAACATGCCCAGGGCCTTGTCCTTGTAGCTGCGGTACAGCACGCCGCCGCGCGGCCAGTCCTCCAGCTTCAGGCGGTTCTTCATGTCGCGGAAGTAGTTCTTCAATTCGCCCTCCGCGATGTCGAATTCGATGCGCAGGTATTTCTTGTCGGGCACATCCACGGCGCGCAGAATGCCGCACACGTAGCCGCCCGGCGTCAGGCGAGGGAAGTCGATCGTCGTGTCCTGTACTTTGCTCCAATCAATGTTTTCCATAAGTCGTATCCTCCTAAAATTTTTACAGTTCGTAATATTCCCGAATGGCGGTGTCCACCGCCTTCAGATCGTTGTCCATGCGGGCGGGCAGCATCTCCATGGGGCTTTTGGCCGGGCTGCTGCCGTCCGACTGCGTGATGAAAAAATGGCCCTCGGGGGTCGCTTCGCAGAGCAGCACGATGGAAAATAAGCCTTCGAGGGTCAGCTGGCTGTCCAGCATTTTGCCGAGGGTCTTGGCCTTGACGTGGCCGGTGTTGGCGTCCGTCTCGATGTGGTGCAGATAGTAGACGATGGTTTCGGGCGGCGTGCGCTCCGCGATGAACCGCGTCAGGTTGTAGAAGTTCAACGCCATGTCGGTGAACTTGCCGTAGCCGGTCTCCCGGGCCTTTGCGAAGGCCTCGAAGCACATCAGGTATTGGCTGTCGTCGATCACGTACGCCTTGCGCGAAGGCTTTGCGAGGCTCTTCAAAATCATCTGGTAGCTCGCGTTCGCCACGCTGGGCAGCTTCTTGCGAAAAGGCAGGGGCTTGCCTGCCACGTTAAAAATGCCGATCTCCTCCGGCTCGAAGTTGCGCAGCGAGGCGCTCTTGCCGCTGCCGCTCTCGCCGAGGATCAGAACAGGGATGCCCATGGTCATAACCTCCGTTTCATTTCGTTCAGCACGTCCAGCAGGCGTGCGGTGGTATTGATGTAGTTATCCAGCCGCCCCAAGATGTCTTTCTCTTGCGCGTCCAAAAGCTCCTCGAGAACGTCATTCTCTAGCCGTTTCCGGTAATCCTCCGAATACGCATCGCGCATCAACTGCTGATAGCGAAACGCCCGCGCCATATTGCCATGTACTGTGCGGAATCCACCGGCCGCGCTGTTCTGCGCCTCTCTGCGCCGGTCGCACTCTTCGTACAGCTCTTTGTCGTTCAGGCGCAGAAAATCCTCATGCGGGGGTGCTTTGCTCATAAAATTTCTTCTCCTTTCTTGAGTTTTTTGAGAATTTTCCCGGGAAATTTGTGGAAAATGTTAGCGGATGGGGTTAAATAAAAGCCTCTTTGTTTTGAGGAAAGAGGCTTTGCGGGGTCAGTTACTCAGCTCTTCTTTCAGGTCCTCCAGCCGCTCCATGCGCGCGAAGCACCAGCTGGCCACATCGCCGTCCAGCGTGGTGATCGCGTCGCCCAGGCTCGCCAGCATCAGGCCGATGAACATCGCCACCAGCACCGGGATCACGGCGAGGATCAGCAGCACGCTTTCGAGGTCATAGAGCAGCTTTTTTATCAGGTGGGTCAAGGTTCATCCTCCTTGCAATCTCCATTGCCCATAGGTCAGCGCGGGCAGGCCCTGCTGCTTGCGCTTCGCGTTGAACAGCTCCAGCTCGTGCACCGCGCGGGTGAGCGCCTCGGGGTCGTGTTTGGGTTTCGGCGGGCGATACCGGTTCTGTTCTCTTTCCAGGCAGCGTGGGCAACGCGGGCGGCCCGGTACGGCCGGGGCGCCGCACGATACGCACAGTCCGGCCGTGCGGCGGGCCCAGTAGCGCTCATGCGCCCGCGCCCGCCTGCGCGCGTCGCCGTTGGTCAGTTCTTCAGGGGTCATGGTGTTCCTCCCTCTGGTAGTGATAGCGAAAGGTGGATAGCGGCATTCCGAGCTGTTTGGCGGCTTTGCTCTGGCTCAAGGCCCCGTGCGCAACCTGCTCGGCCAGAGCGTCGAATTCGTCCGGCAAGGGCCGCATGGGGCGGCCAAAGCGCATCCCGCGCGCCTTTGCTGCGGCGATGCCCTCGGCCTGCCGCTGGCGGATGTTCACGCGCTCGTTCTCGGCCACGAAGGAAAGAACTTGCAGCACGATGTCGGCCACAAAGGTACCCACAAGGTTTTTGTCGCGCCGGGTGTCCAGCAGCGGCATATCCAGCACCACGATGTCCACGCCCTTTTCCTTGGTCAGTGCGCGCCACTGGTTCTGGATCTCCTCGTAGTTGCGGCCCAGCCGGTCGATGCTTTTGATGTACAGAACATCGCCGCGCCGCAGCTTGCGGATCAGCCGCTGGTACTGCGGGCGGTCGAAGTTCTTGCCGGACTGCTTGTCCATGTATAATTGCCTGTTCCTAACGCCGGCCTCGTGCAGCGCATCCACCTGCCGGGCCTCGTTTTGTTCGCGGGTGGATACGCGGATATAACCAAAAGTGCGAGATTTTGATTCCATCGGCGGGCCCTCATTCCATGCGCGCAGATTTGATTTGATCGGCGTCCATCTTCGCCCCACAGTTGGGGCAGTAATGCGGCAGCTCGTCAGGGTCGCAAGTTCTGTCTCTAAGGGTGCAGCCGCACCATTCCGAGCAATGCCACACGGTATGGATGGGGAGCCCGTTCCCGTACCCGATGCCCTCGCCGATCCACTCGGCGTGTACCACCGGCGCGGCGTCCACGGTGGGCACGTCATTGATAACGCTTGCCACCGCGTTTGCCACATCGCTCGTGAAGCCTCTGCGGAACGTCTCAATCAGCGCGTCCGCGTCAATCAATCTCGCCATCTTCATCCTCCCAAACATACCCCTTAACATACCCCGTTACATGCCCCACAACGTACACCCCCAGCGCGGCCAGCAGGCCCCACACAAAGGGCGCGATGCACTGGGCTTGATAGGCGCTGTACCCGCAGAGCATCAGAATTTTCGTCATCATAAAGCGCGGCCTCCTCTCAGCGGTTCACTTTGTATGGCGCGCGGGTCACGGCGTAGATGCGCCCCTCGCGCAGCCAGCGGCAGAAATCCCACTTCGGCACATAGATGCGGGTGTTGATGATCGAAATCGAGAACCCCAGCGCCTGCGGGTCGGCGTGCGCCTGATTGCGCAGGCTCTGCGGCGAGACATCGAACACCTTGGCCACCTGCTCTATGTTCAGATAGAGCTTCGGGTAGGCCTCGATCTCCTCGATCGTCGAGCATTTGAATTCAGCGTCTGCCATGGTATGGCCTCCTCTCACACGTGCGTGTGCACTTCAAGAATCGAACAGCCCGCGGCTTCCAGTTGCTCGACCCGCTGCCGGAATTCCTGTTCTGTGCAGCGAGGGGAGATCACAAAGCGCGCGTGCTCGGCATCCGAGTAGGTGATGCACCAGGTGCGCACCCCTTGACTTTTCCCGCCGGGGGTGCTATTTTGGTGGTAGGCTTTCATAATTTTCATCTCGTCCTTTCTGCCGCTCGGGTGCGCCAACACCCGGGCGGCGCTTTTTGTTTGTGTGCCTTTTGCGGCCGCCGCTGCGGCGGTCAATTGGCCATGATCTCGACCACCAGCAGCGTCAGGTTCACGGCGGTCAGGATCGCGGCGATAAACAGGATCGCTTCCGGCCGCAGCTCAAAGCGCGGCTTGTTGGGTTTCGGCATGGGGTTCACCTCCCTTCTAAGAGTAGGCGGGGAAACTCGCAAAAATGCGAGTTTCAGGCCAAAAAAATTTGCGTGGCATCCGTGTCGGAAAGCTGCAACGTGTCGGCGATCTTATGCATCTCGCCAATGGAGAAAGATAAGCCTTGCGTCTGCATTTTTCGCCAAAAAGTGCTGCTGTCCATGCCAATCGCGGCGGCGAGTTTTTCTTGGGTCATCCCACGCTCGACGATTTTTGCTCGCAGCAGATTCATGTTGGTGGCCATTGTATAAGCCTCCTTTCGTCTCGCAAAAATGCGAGTTTCTGCCATTATAATAGCACCGGGGAAAAGCCTTGTCAATAGAAAAACTCGCAAAAATGAAATTCAATCCCGCTTTTTCGCAAAAAGGCATTGCATTTTTGCGAGAAATGGCGTATTATAGAGCCATAACAACTGATGGAGGTGCTGAACATGACCACCGGGGAACGCATGAAGGCGCGCAGAAAAGAGCTTGGGCTGTCTGCTGAAGACGTTGCCGAGAAGCTGGGCAAGTCCCCCGCAACGATTTATAGGTACGAAAAAGGCGAGATCGAGAAGCTGCCGGGGGACATCTTAACCCCGCTGGCGGAAATTCTGCACACTACGCCCGCCTATCTTATGGGGTGGGAAGTGCGCGACACTCGCACCATCCCCCGCGGCTACGAGCCCCTGCCCACCACCGTCAAGCGCCCCCTGATCGGCGACATTGCCTGCGGCGACCCCATCATCGCCGAGCAGAACATCCGCGACTATGTGGACGTGCCGGACGATGTGCCGTGCGATTTCTGCCTGCGCTGCCACGGCGACAGCATGGTGGACGCCCACATTCAGGACGGCGACCTCGTCTACATCCGCATCCAGCCCGACGTGGAGGACGGCGAGATCGCCGCCGTGCGCATCGGCGACGAGGCCACCCTCAAGCGCGTTTTTCACGACACGGACAGCATCACCCTCATCCCCGCCAACGCCTCCTACCGCCCCCACACCTACACCGGCCCCGCCCTCGAAGATATCCAGATCGAGGGTAAGATGGTCGGTTTTACGCATTGGTGCGGGTGAGGGCGGATAGAATTAAAATCATGCAGGAGGTTGAGAATATGGCAGACATACAGACGTACAGCGAAGAAACATTCGAGAGCATCAAGCACGTCAACGAAGCAGGGCAAGAATTCTGGTACGCCCGGGAGCTGCGCACGGTTCTGGAATACTCGGAATGGCGCAATTTCCTGACGGTAGTTGAAAAAGCAAAGCTTGCGTGTGTGAACAGTGGCATAGATGCGGCGGACCAATTTGTTGACGTCAACAAAATGGTCAACATCGGCTCTGGCGCGGAAAGAGAGATCGACGACATCATGCTTTCCCGCTATGCCTGCTACCTGATCGTGCAGAACGGTGATCCCCGCAAGGAGGTCATTGCCGTGGGCCAGACCTATTTCGCGGTCAAGACCCGGCAGCAGGAGCTGATCGAAAACTACGATGAGCTGAACGAAGAGCAGAAGCGTCTGGCGATCCGCCGCGAGATGATCGAGCACAACAAATCCCTTGCCGAAGCGGCCCAGATGGCGGGTGTGGTCGAGCCGGTGGACTACGCGATCTTCCAGAACAAGGGGTATCAGGGCTTATACGGCGGCCTTGGGATGAAAGAAATTCACGCGCGCAAAGGCTTAAAGCCGAGCCAGAAGATCCTCGACCACATGGGGAGCACAGAGCTGGCGGCGAATCTTTTCCGCGCCACGCAGACGGATGAAAAGCTGCGCAGGGAGAACGTCCACGGGAAAGCGGCCGCCAATCAAGTCCACTATGAGGTCGGCTGCAAGGTGCGCCAGACCATCAAAGATCTTGGCGGCACCATGCCGGAGGACCTGCCTACGCCGCAAAAGAGCATCAAACAAATCGAGCGGGAACAGAAGAAGCTGAAAAAATAAAAAACGCCCCGGTGCTACCAACACCGAAGCGTTTTATAGAACGGTTCACCCATAGAGGGCAAATCACGTACTGGACATCGTGATTATACCTCTTTTGGGTGGGCTTGTCAAACTACGCTCAAACTGCGCTCAAAACTGCACCCAAAAGGAGGTTTTATCATGGTCTGCAAGAAGTGTAACAAGGAACTGCCGGAGGGCAGCGTGTTCTGCTGCTGGTGCGGCGCAAAACAGATCGTCCAGCACAAGCGCAAGGTGCGCTCCAACGGCGAGGGCAGCGTGTACCAGACGAGCACCGGCACCTGGAAGGCCGAGGTCAACATCTGGCGGGACGGCGTGCGCTGCCGGTCCACAAGGGCCGGGTTCAAGACGCGGCGCGAGGCGCTGGACGCGTTGCAGGAGCTGCGCGAGGCGGCGCTGATCGCGCGCGAGCATCCCAACAACATCACCTTGGAGCAGCTGTGGGCGAAGCTGCAGGTTAAGTGGCTGCCCACGCTCAGCCGGGACAAGGTCTACCACTACCGCACGGCGTGGAAGCGGCTGGCCCCGCTGGCCAACGCGAAGATCCGCAATCTGCGCTACGCCGATATGCAGCCGATCATCGACGCGCTGGGCGAGCAGTACTACCCGGCCAAAGACGTGAAGGCCCTGCTGCGCCGGATGTTCGATCTGGCGCTCAAGCTCGAGTGCGCCGAGAAGGATTACGCCGCGCTGCTGGACCTGCCGCCGAACAACGAGAAGGCGCGCCGCTCGCTGACCATGGCCGAGGTGGACCGCATCTGGGCCGACTACGACGCGGGCCACAAAGAGACGGGGTACTTCCTCATCATGGCCTACACCGGCATGCGCACCGGCGAGCTGCTCACGTTGCCGCTGGCCGATGTGAGGCTGAAGCAGCAGATGGCCATCGGCGGCATCAAGACCGACGCCGGCCGCGAGCGGGAGATCGTGTTCTGTGACCGCATCATGCCGCTTGTGCGCGAGGCCTGCAAGGACGCCACCAAGCGCCTGTGCGAGCTGCCGGAAAAGACCTTTTACGCGAACTGGGCCGCGCTTTGTAGCCGCATCGACCTCGAGGACGCCGACCCGTACTGCCTGCGCCACACGACCGCCAGCCTGCTGGCGCATGAGCATGTCAGCCCGCTGGTGATCCAGAAGATCATGGGCCACAAAGATTATGCGATCACGGCCGAGAAGTACACCGACGTGTCGCTGGAGGATAAGCTGGACGCAGTCAACAAAATTTAATGCCATCCCACGGCCGGAATGCCGTGGGTATTTTTTAGGATAATTCCAGTCATATCTTGACAAAAACAGGCGAGTGGTAATATCATGGAGTGGTAATTTGGAGTGGAAGCAAGAGTGGAAATGCGGCCGAATTTCTCAAACTTTTCGAGAACTTTTGCGGCGTGCTTTTCAATTTCAGGCAAAAAGAAAAAGCACCCAAAACCCAGCAATCATGCGGATTTTGAATGCTTTTGGCGGAGTAAGAGAGATTTGAACTCTCGCGCCGGTTTCCCGACCTACGCCCTTAGCAGGGACAAGGCTCACACTCCAAAAAGCGAGGAACCATGCGACTTTTT